AGTGCACAAACATCTTTAATATATTTAATGACTTGATCAGGTATCATGTTTCCACCACCTGCATGTTTGAATGGATAATAACCTTGCCAACCTTCTACTGCTACAGCAAAACCTATTACATAGCCATTACCAGTAGCCCAACCAGCACCTAATTTATTATTAATACCTTCATCTCTTGTCTCTAAATCAATCGCTATTTCGTTATAACCCGATAAATCTTTATATTCGCTGGGACAAGACCATATATGTTTTTTAAAATTAAAACTAAACTGTAAACCTGCCATAATTATTCTTTTTGATTCGTTCTATTGTTATAAACTCTTATTATATTTTTGCAATCATCAATTGTTATATCTCTTTTTCTAAAATTAAAAGCAGCAGTGGTAAAGACACAATTATCTTTAGTGTATCCAACATTGTTTACCAATCGATCTAGAGATACATTTTGCATATTTACTTTACCTGTGCCATATCGATAAATAACAAATTGTTCTCCTGTAAATTCACAACACATACCAAATTTTTGTACGTGAGCATGAAACATTTCTAATAATTCTTGAGCATTTTTAATTTTCCAAGGTATGTTTTTCTTATTGGCCCTCCACTTAAATCTATTAAACATGTCCATGAAATATCCATTTACTGTATTTCTACGCTTCCAATCAGCGTGATATTTCATTTTTTGTCTTCTACTTTTCATTCCTTAATCGATCAATTTCTAATTCACAATAATGAATAATCTTTTTAAGATCCTCTATTCCGTTTTTATCTTTATATCTGACTACATATTTAATTACGTTCCCTTGAAAGAAAGATAAGTTATTAGTTGTAATAAATGTATAAGGCTGTATTTTATGTTTAGAATAATGATCTCCACCTTCTTGTCTAGCAGATGGAAATATTCTTAATAAGTCTTCTTTAGTTGTCATATGTTTTCTCCTGTATATATACTAAATAATCTTCACCAATGGGGTAATGATATTTATGATCTGTGCTTAGTATATGTAATGTATCTCTAGCACGAGTTCCCCCTGTATACCAAACCTTTTTTTCATTAGATTTTTCTAATTTGTTCTTATGCCTATAACTAGAAGCAAAATTAGCTTTTGAATATAAAACAACATGATTTGCTTCATCCCCTTTAACAGAATGAATGGTATCAATAATTACTTTAGGTGCTTCATCTAATGTTTTAGTTCCATATCTTTTTAATAGTCGTAAAAAGTAAATAACTTGTCTAGGAGCAAAATTTCTTCGTAAAATCCACCACCATTGTTTATGCTGCATGCTTTCGTCCATATCTAAACCACACCATTCTTTTAACATTTGAAAATCATATTCTTGATAATCAGGTACACCAACCCAAAATCTCTGACTTCTAAAGTCAGGATCTTTTAATTCTCTAATGTATTTGTACATAACTTCTGCATCTTTTTTAGAAATCTTCTTACCTTTAGAAATAGCTGTCCAAGCTTTAATAGCTTGCCATTGTCTTGTATCAAATGATTTATTCCCCTCGTTATCAGAAAAATAAATACCAGCATCTTTAGCTAATAGTTTTAGTTCGTTAACGGCCGTATAGATACGTCCTAATAAAAACCATGTACCTTCTAAATTAAATGGAATTTCTTTAAAGTTTAAATATCTTTTAATAGCGCTTTCTTTTTGTGCTGGTTCAAAAGTCTTTTCAATACTATCTAAAATACCTTTACGCATGACTTGAGTAAATTCATGAATAGCTTTGCCATATCTTCTAGTTCTTTTTAAAACAACTTTTCTTCCTGGGAAGTAATGAGTAAAATATCTAGAATCGGCTCCATTCCACTGATAAATAGCTTGATCATCATCTCCCGCTAAATAAATTTTTTTGACATTATCAACCATTTTATAAATTACAGACCATTGTAAAGGTGTAAAATCTTGAGCTTCATCTAATATTAAAACTTCTAATTGAGGAAACTCTACTTCTTCGATTGCTTTCTCAATCATATCGGTAAAATCAATAAAAGATATTTCACCACCATGTCTTTTATAGTGTTCGTAAGTATCAATTTTTCTTAAAAAAACATCTAATGAATCTTTTCTATGTGACTCTTGTTTATAAATTAAAACAGGATCCTGCATCATGTTACGTGCTTTATCATAAACACCCAATGACCAATCTTTGTATTGAAAGTTATCATCAGATAATCTTGAATCAGATCGCTTCACAAATTTATTTTGTACTGCAAAATCAATCATACAATCTTTAGTGTCAAATATTTCTTGTTCAAAATATCTTCTGCAATAAGAATGCAATGTCCTGAATCTACTAAATTGTTTTTCAGATATGTGAGGAAATGCTTCTAGAGCTCTCTTAACAGCTGTGTTAATAGCTTTATTAGTAAAAGATATAAATGCAATTTGTTCTGGATCTACACCATTACGAATATATTTTTTAACTACTCGTTCAATTAGTGTCCATGTTTTTCCTGTCCCTGGAGGACCAAATATCTTTATTGTCTTATTATATAAACTCTTATGCTTTTGGAGTCCTGAATTTTGTGTGATATTCATCATCCATTTCACTTATAGTTGTTTGTTGAGTGTAAGGCGCTTGTTTAATAGCTTGATGATTTACAAATTCTGGCATTTGTACATACCAAACATTTTTTTCGCCTTCGTAGTATTCATGTTTATCGCATCGTAACAATCTTAAAGCTTCTGCTACCGATGAAAATGCTTTGTGAGTAGATCGTTTTAAATATCTATCTAAAGTAGATCGTTTAAAATAAATCATATTAGATTTAGAATCTAATACAGTATAACCATCTTTTAATTTATCAAATGCATCCTGTTCAATAGTTGTCTCAAAGAAATCTTTTAATGTTTGATATTGTTCTTCTTCTAAAGTATCTTCATATTTTAATTTAGTATTTTCAATTGCATTCTCAACTAAATGTTTCATGAGTAATTCAAATGGATCTGGACCCTTTTTAGGCCTAGGTAAAGTAAGCCAATAAATCCTGTGTCTTGCTAAACAAGTACGCCAAGCTTTTTGATCTTTAATATCTTCTGCTCTAAAAGATATATGTGCTTCTCTAAAATCGCATTCCCAAATAATTCCTTTAGTATCTTGAGTATAAATAATATTTGTAAATTCATTTTTAATGTCAGGAGCTTGAACCCCTATTCCTAATCTTCTAGTTTTGCATAATTCTTTATTACAAATACTTTGACAAAACATATGTTTAGGTGGACATAAATATTCATATTGTGCTTTATAAACGGATCCAGCTGTATTATCTGATTCTCTTTTATCTAAAGGTTTATTAAATACTTGTTTATTTCTTTCAAAAGCAACATCTTGTAATTGTTTTAAAGTTAAATTACCTCCAGCTTTTTTCATTTCAGTAACACAAATATTAAATAACATATTATTTCTATTATCTCCTACCCAACCTTCTTGAATTACTTTTTGTACACAAGGTGGATATTCTCTCCAATCAGATTCAACTTCATATTCTTTAACTTTAAAATTAAAAAAATCTTCAGGTGTGATTCGTTTTCTTTTAGCTAATTCTACAAAACCACCTACAATTAAAGGTGTGTTGTTATCATCAAATGCATATTCAACTGCAGCCTCTGCTTTGTGGTAAGGCATACCCACTGCTTTGTTACATGGAAATACTTCTTTAGATAAAAAGTATTCATTATTAATTTCTTGTAATTTATGTACTACTTTAGCTTTGTCAGCCCACTCTGTTAAAAATAAAAATATATGCAAACCACCAGACTTAGATTTAACTGGTACTAATGGTAAATGATGTGTTCGAATAATGTCTACGTATTTTTTTTCTGAATAATCTTTATAACTTGCAGGATCTACATCAATGCAACCCCACTTACACTTGTCGTCTTTTTCAGGTCGTACACCAAATATAAAAGCTCCTTGTAAATGATTCTTCCAAGTTTCCTCAGTTACAGGTTCGTGAAGCGTGGTGTATGAAGCCTCTTTCTTACCCCGTTCATCGGCCACGCCCGTCAGCGTGACCTTGATGAACTTGGTAGAGTCGCCTTCAAATAAGTCGGCTAACTCTTTATGCATTAGAATGGTACGTTTTCTGATTTACCAGTATTATTAGATACTGATTCTTCTTTACCAAAGTCAACTTTACCAAAGATATCACTTTTCATAGCGCTCTCGTAAAATCCTTTTGTCGCCTCTAATGTAGACGCAAATTTTGGATCGTCTAAAGTTCTATCGAACTCAACAATCCAACCGTACCAAGAATTTTGCGAATTGGACTCTTTAGTTGTTTTCAGCCTATAGGCAGTTGCCCATGCTGGCGGAGTAAAGAAACCTTTCTTACCCTTTAATCTTCTACTTTGAATCATAGAATTCCAAGTTTTAGATTTTTTCTTCTGGGTAGATTTCATTGCAATCAATGCCGTTTCTACAGGAGTATAATTGCTGTCTAAGATATATACAAAATGATTTCCTGTATCTTCTACATAGTTACCATTTTCTAATCTATCCTTGCCATCATCTCCTCTTTTTGTTCTAGACATGACTGATGGATCTGTGTGAATGCCTACAGGTCTCCCTGGACTATCACCTCTATCTCTCCATTCATTGAATGTGTTTATATATAAACATGGTACAACAATTAACCCATCTTTACCTTTGTAAAGATTACCTGTTATCTCATTGTAAATGTCACCTTGTTTAGCTCCTTCAATATACTTGCCGTCTGATTCGTCAAGTACTGGTGAATTAGCATAAAGGATTTTTAAGATAGGGAGTCTTGTATCCCTTGCAGTTACGAACTCTTGTCCTTGTCCTGCCATTTCTTCCAAATTAAATTGCGCTGGAAGAGGCGCTTCTTTTTTAACTGCAACTTCTTGAGCAGCAGCTTTTACTTGTGCCTGTGACATGATTACTCCTTCGTTTTTAGTTTAGTCTTGTTAGCAATGTAAACACCGAATAAATCAGATGGTACATTATGACCTTTCTCAATTTCATCTTTAACAAATGCTTTGAGCGTCATAGGTTCCACCTTTTCGGCTTGTTTGACATTATGCCCTTTATTTCGCAATTCGTCAACCAATGATTTTGCTATGTTGTCCTCATTACGATTAAAGGTTAATGTTACATTGTTCTTAATTAAATCCCCATGACCATTATCACGAAGCCATTTAAAAGCTTCGTCAACTCTGGCTGTAGGAATTCTAGCTGCATAGTATGGTTTTACTTCAACCTCTGATCCATCAGTAAGTCTTAGTTTATCAATACCAGCGCTTTGCATTAAGCTTGGAATTATTTCTTCAGAAAGTTTTCGTTCTTCCTCTTTAACCTTTTGTAGTTGGTCCTCGATTCGTAAAACGTCCTTCTGAAGATCTAATAGCTTATTACATTCTTTGGCAATGTCTGCTGACTTTGCCGTGTCGATTTTTATTTCTTTCGACATTTGTTCTAAGTCCATATTGACCTCCTTGATTCGTTATTTAAATTAATCCATTGACATTGTAAAGAAAAAAATATAAAAAACTTTTAACCTAACTATTAGGAGAAAAACGAATGACGAAACAATATCAATATAAAACTAAACCTTTCGAACATCAACGACAAGCTTTAATTCAAGGTGCAGATAAAAATACTTTTGCCTACTTTATGGAAATGGGAACTGGTAAAACAAAAGTTGCCATTGATAATGCTTGCTGGTTATTTCAACAAAAACAAATTACACACGTAATAGTTGTAGCACCTAATTCAGTTTATAAAAATTGGATTAATGAAATTGATGTACACTCATCTAATGATTATTACATTCACGTACATAAAGTTAAAAAAGCTATTTACAATAAAATTTCTGATACTAGTTTAAATTGGTTTTTAATTAATGTAGAAGCTTTCAGCCGTGATTCTGGTATCAAAGCTATATCACCTATTCTTGTGAAGAATGGTCAGAAGTGTTTGATGATTCTTGATGAATCGACCACAATAAAAAACAGATCAGCAAAAAGAACGCGAAATATTTGTAAATTAGGGAAAGCAGCCAAATACCGCCGAATATTAACAGGATCGCCAATAACAAAATCTCCATTAGACTTATATACTCAATGTGAATTTTTAGATGAATCCCTTTTAGGATTTACATCTTTCTTTACTTTTAGAGCAAGATACGCCGTAATGCAACAAATAGATATGGGTGGAAAACAAATGTTATTTCCTAAATATTACACTAATTTAGATGAATTAGAGGCTAAATTGAAGAAGTTCTCTTACCGAGTAAAAAAAGATGATTGTTTAGATTTACCTGAAAAAATTTATCAATATCGTGATATTTCTATGACTAACTCTCAAAGAACTGTATATGATAAATTAAAACAAAATGCTTGGGCTATCATTAATGATGAAGAAGTTAGTTTTGCTAACAAACTAACAGAAATTTTACGCTTACATCAAGTATGTAATGGTTTTGTAAAATCAGATGATGGCTCTATTCAAATTTTTGACGATTGTCCTAAGATGCAAGAATTACTAAGTGTCTTGGATGAAAGCGATGGAAAGTTTATAATATGGGCTAACTATGTTTACAATATAAAAAATATTGTAAAAACTTTGGAGGGTCGATATGGTAAAAACTCTACTGTGGCTATTTATGGTGAGATATCCACGGATGATCGTACTGAGGCAGTCAAGTTATTTCAAGAAGATCCTAACTGCCGTTTCTTTGTTGGTAATCCTTCCACTGGTGGCTACGGTCTTACTCTTACCGCTGCTTCTTATGTGGTCTATTTTTCAAATAATTATAATTTGGAAGTTCGACAACAGTCTGAGGACAGAGCTCATCGAATCGGTCAAAAACGCAATGTTACTTATATCGATATACGTGCACAAGGCACGATCGATGAAATGATTATTTCTAGTTTAAAGCGAAAAGTAAAAATATCTGCTGAAACTTTAGGCGAAGAAGTAAAAAAATGGTTGACTTAATTTAAATTTTTTATACATTAAACATGTAATATAACTATTACTTGTTGTTCAGGTTGGGTAGTCTTTTGTTTCTTCCTTGATTACCCAACTTTTAAGGTATTTCACGATAAGGTGTAAAAGAGCGGGAAATAAATTCCCACTCTTCTAAAGTATAAGGTAACATTATTTTACTTGAATATCTTTAATTTCTATTTCTTCTGGTTCTTGAACACCAAATTTAACAGATAATACTCCAT